CCACAAGAATAAACTCCCCGTTTTCCTCCCGGACGACAGGCGCGTGCATGAGCTGGGAGGTGGAGATACTTTCAAAGAGTTCCTGGAGAGGTTCAGGGGAAAATTCCTGGCGTTGGCGATTGGGCAGGACTTTGATTTGAGTGGGGGCTAATAGGCGCATTGTAGGGTTCTCACTTGGTGGAGGGCGGGTTGAGTTATCCGGTGGGAGTTGGAGCGAATTGGAGCGGATTGGGGGCGGGTTTGCATGGGCATATGCGGTAATTCCGAGCGGATAGCGTGTGTCACGCCGTCCAATCCGTCACCCCTCATAATCCCATTCCCTCCTCCAAGTCACGGCCTCTCAATCGTTCCCTTCCTAATCCCGCCGACAAAAAAGCCGGAGACTGTGCCCCGGCTGGTTCGTGTCTACTGAAACTTATTCAGAGGCTGGGGCGGTGCCTTTAACTTCCGAGAAAATCGTGTCTTGGTACAGGCGGTGTTTCACAAATACCTTGAGAAGACGACCGGGGAGTTGCGAGAACGCGAAGGTTTCGCCTGGGGTGTTGAGCTTGAGGGACTCACGCAGGCGGCCTAGGGATACGTTTTTTCCCTTACCGAAATCGAGGGTACCGGAATCAGTCAAATCGAGCATGATACCCTGTTTGACGGTACGGCCTTGGAATTCTTCTTCCAGCGCCGTGTCGGCCAGTTCATAGGTCACATCGACGACAACACCTGTGCTTGTCGGGTCGGCTTTGGAAGTCCAGACACGGGCTTCAGCCTTGATGATGACGGCGAGGTAGGTTCCTTCGGGGATCGGGGTCACTTCCGTTGAGTTGGCTTCGGTGACTGGGGTGTCGAGAAAGGTTGCTGGGTCGAACATTGACATGATTTGCTCCTTGAAGCTTGAGGGTTGAGAACTGCGGGAGGACTTCCCGCGAATGTAGAATGTCACCGGGGGATTAGGCTGTCAACCTATTTTGTATCAAGACTTTTACCCCCACGGCTACGCCACTTGCCAATGATGGAAGAGAATGTTGGGAGGTTATCGGACTTGATTGGCAGGTTCCGGGTTTTCAAATCTGCCATCGGAGAGGCTGTGTCCCAAGTGAACTTCGTGCCAGAGCGCACGGCGAGGACGACGTCTGAGAACATTGCAGCGATTTTCGGTGCGAGAGCTTTGCCGAGGGTGGAGACTGTGAGCTTCACGCCGCCGAGAATTTCGTCAGTCTCGCGCTCAACGTGGGCGATTAGGATGAAGTGGCACTGACAATTATCGCAGAGCATTCGGAGAAGGCCTTCGAGTTGGTTTTGCGCGATTCCCCAGTCAGACATTGAACGCACGGGCTTCCCGCCGACCACAAGGGACATGGCCGCGCGGTTGAGACCAGTTAGACCATCGATGACCAGTGCGCGGGAGGTGTCCCAGTCGTCAACAGAGCCAAAGTCCTCCCCAGTGCGTTGGTCGACGAACTTCGAGAGGACTTCGAGCGTTCCCTTGAACTGATTGTGCTTCGAGCGGTCGGGGTCTTGGAGCTTCGTCAGCATCTCATAGCTCAGGGTATTGACCTTATCCGCATTCGCAATCATTTCCTTGAAGGAGGCCTTGGGCGGGGAGACTGTGTGCCAGTGGAGATTTGCCGGGATTGGTTTGCCTGCATCTGTCCAGTAGCCGAGAAGGGATTCGAGACCTGGCTCAAGCGCCAAGTAGAAAACCTCAACCCCGCTGTCGACAAGCGTGCCGATGGAGTGGGTTTTGCCGGTGCCTGCCGGACCTTCCAGGAGAACATTCACGCCGGGGAGGGCGCTGGTGGTTTCATTGATCGTTGTCATTCTGAGATTCCTCGAAGTGTTTAAGGTGAAGGGAGAGTTCCCTCGCAAGTAGGGATTCGGGGAGGTTTTCAATGGCTCTCCCCTGCCACATGGTTGATAAGTCCTTGGAGGATAACTGGCTGAGGAGAAGAGAACCTGGGACGCGTCCCCAGTCATCTCCGCCGGTCGGTTTGTGCTTTTCACAAGGGGCATGTTCGACAGCCCACCCCGCGCCTTCCACCACTACCCGCGCCCAGATATCCCCGCACACTGGGCAGAAGTACGCGAGAGAGAGAGGGGGAAAGCGGGATTCGATGATGGACTGACCGGAGAACTTGCTGTGGAGGAAGTAAGTTGCTTGGTGTAGGGTCAAGGGGGTTTCTCCGCGGGATTACAAATTTGTAACGCAGTGGGATTACTCACCGTCTCCTTCCCCTCCAGTCTCCCACTGCCTCTCAAACTCTTCGACAGAGATTTCTTTCCGTAGCAGTGGATCCCAAACACGCTTGGTGAAGTAGACTGGCAGCCAGGTCTCCGGCTCCTTGCTCTTGCAGACTGTGGCGAGGGAGCAGCCACCGTAGTCATTGCAAGCCCCGTCGAGAGAGTAGTCAAACCAGCCGCGTTCCCACTGGAGCTTCAGCCGTTCCAAATCTGAGACGACCTGACGTAGCCAACGTTCGATTTCCCAGTCAGCGCGGAAGGTGATAACTTCCTGTGTGTCGTACTTGGTCTTGAGGATAGAGACTCCCCGAACGACGGAGCCAGAGACAGGAATGCCGGCTTGTCGGGCAGCCCAAGAATACCCTGTAAACTGAGAGCGGTGCTCCCACTGCTTAGCCCAGCTCGGTCCGAGGCTCGAAGTTGTCTTCTCATCATAGACATACACCCCGCCTGCAAAGTCCGCCACCATATCCGCGCGCCCTGTGTAGAGAATTGGGTCGTTGGTGACTGGGTGGTTGAAGGGGAGTGGCTCGGCGAAGGAAAATTCAATCCCGCGCTTGTTGCCCGCAAGTGTGATGGGCTTCGCGCCGCCGATTGCGTCCAGTGGGTATTGGGAGAAGTAGAACTCAAGCGCACCCGCCATGCGGTCGGCGGTCTTCGCGCTGTCCCGAGGGGGTTCAAAGTTCCCATAGGATTCCAGTAGCGCCTGGAGTCCCGTCAGCACCGCATCTTCCGCTGACTGCCTATCAACGTAGAAGGCAACACGGGCTTTCTCAATCCCCTCAGCAAAGGCCTTCCCGGCGACAAGGTGCACGGACTCCTCACGAGGTTTCCAGTGTTCGAGGTACTGGCGGAAGTATTTCTGCGGACAAGAGCGGAAGGTTGAGAGCATTGTGCTGTCGATTGTGTGAGGGAACTGCGGGCGTTTGGTGTTCGTGGTCATCTTACAGCCCCTCCAGTTCACTAAGCAAATCATTGCTGTCGATGGCGGGTTTTTTGCCCTTCGCCACACCCTTCGCCGGGACTTCTCGATTTGCATCAGGTCGCTGTGCGCGGAGCATTTCAATCGCCTCTCTCAGTTCCTCTCGTGTTAGTGTCCCAGCGGAGGCTTTAGCTCGGTAGGTTTCGATTTTGGCTTGCAGGTCAAACGTGTACATTTTGGTTCCCCTCTCAGGCTAGGTAGAGTTTGTGCTTCGGGCGGCTTGTTGCGACGTAGAGGCTTTTGAAGGCTTCCAGCCTGTCCCGATTCAGAAGAATATCCGAGACAATCACAACGGCAGTTTCATACGATGAACCCTGCGAGCGGTGGGAAGTGATTGCATATGCATGGCGGAGGGAGTGGAAGGACTCCTTGAACTCCCAGAACTTTGGCCATAGACTCCGTGTGAGCTTGGCGCGTTCGGCGAGGGTATTCGCACGGGCTGTTACTTCGGAAGGATTTGCCGGTACAGTGAGGGTCACGAGGCGGTTGTCATCCAGCGTCACGTTGATGAAGAAGACTGGAATATCGGCGAAGTCTGGGTGGAAGCCTCGCAAGATCCCCGTCACAATCCCTTCATCATCCGTGTTAGCCAGGATTTTCACCGTCGCGTCTGGTGCGAGGTTTGTAGCTGGTTCTGTGAGAATCACCCTGTCACCAACCAGCCACATGTCCTTGGAATTAAAGAGGTGTGCGCGGACTTGTATGTTCAGGTTGTCGACAGTTACATTGCGCCAGGCGATGATTTTTGCCCCTCCGTTCGCGAGTTCCCCAGAGTCCGCGAGAATTCTGATGCGTTCCGTGAGAGCTGCTTTGTTCAGCACCTCTACATCTCCTTCGGATTTCATCTCGACCCTGGGGAGGAAGGATTTCTGCGCCAGTCGCACTCGTGTGGCGAATTCCACGATACTGGAATCCGAGCGCATCTGCTCCTCCAGTACCGCCCCTGCACCGAGCCCCCAGATTTTTGACTCTTTCTCCCCAACCGGCGGAAGCTGCGCATCATCACCCATCAGGATGAACTTGAGCTTATGGAGCTGCGCTGCGTCCTGGATGTGTTTCCATAAAACTTCGGAAACCATCGAAGCTTCGTCCACAACCACAACGTCAAAGCGCGTGAGGTCAACGGGGTCATCAGGTTCCTTGAGTTCCTTCACACCACCGTTAGGCATGAGCTGGAGACCAAGGAGACTGTAGATGGTTTTGCACAGGGGCTTGAAAGTCTCGGAGGTCACAGCTTCACGAAGGACTTTCGTCGCCTTGTTCGTTGGTGCGGTGAAGGCGAATCGAAGCTTGGAGACCTTCGCGAGACTGCTAATGCAGAAGGTCTTGCCGGTTCCGGCGGCGCCCGCGAGGAGGAAGAAGGGCTTGTCGGGAGCGGAGAGGAAGTCGCGCATTGCGGCAACGGCTTTTGTTTGGTCAGAGTTAAGCATGGGGGGAGTCCTTGGAGAGTGGGCTTGAAGGGAGAAAATCAGCTCCTTCGAATGTCAGGCGGCGGCCGCCAGCAAGAATCGAATGCTCGGCCAGCCCCCAATTCGCGAGCTGCGTGATGGCTGCGCGGGTATAGCAGTCGCTGCGGGGGGAGCGACGCTCTCCAAGGTAGTGGGGCACATCCGCGCAAAGGTCTGCGGTACTCACACCAAGCTCGCGAGGGGGCGGCAAACAGCGCAGTACCGCCTGCTGGTACTTTGAGAGGTCGCCGAAGTTCTCAGGGAATAGTTCCGAGAACGGGGTCTGTGTTTCGTGAAAGCGGTCAAACATTTTGTGTACTCCTGGTGGTGGGGGTTTCTGTGTGCGTCGCTGGCTCCTGGAACCAAGTCCCATAAACCATGCGGTGCAGGTAGTTGAGGGCTTTCCGTGCATTTTCGAGTCCGTTCTTCGACGGGCAGCGTGTGAGGTATTCCCAAGCCCGTGACCAAGCATCGACTTGTTCCAGCGTGAATGTGCGCTCGGTGTTGGCGAATTGCTGGAGCAGCCTCTCGCGCACGTCGATGACTTCCACACCGGGGAGGAGCTGGTAGTGGGCAGGGTTGGAGACTGGGTCGAGAGACTTCATTCCAGTCCCCTCTTCTCCGACATCCCAACAAGTTCCGTACCATGTCGCTGCCCGATCCCTTCCGACGAAAATACTTCCACCATCAGGTAGTCCGTTGTGCAGGCGCGGTAGAGGTAGAGGTACTGGAAGTTGCTTGAGGGAATCCGCGCAATGCACTGCCACTCCCGACCCTCTCGATCAGTTGCACTTTGCCCACGGAAGAACGCATCTTCATCAAAGCCTGTTTTCTGTTGCTGTGTCATTATCTTGTCCTCTCAGTGGTTGTCAAGTTCATAGGCGATGAAGTCTGCTTGTGCGGCCTCGATTACCGGCTGGGCGCCCTCGGACTCAAGGAACAGCTCAAGAAGAACGGCGGTCGCGGCGACGGCAGGTTCCCCTAGTCGTTCGTAGGACTTCACAAGCACGCGGCTGTTGTAGAGCAGGTCTGCGATACCCTCCCTGCACGTTGTCAGTCTTGCTATCAACTCCCCGCGCTTGTGAAGAAACAGCAATCCGCGGATTAAGTCCACTGCAACTTCATCGTCCTCAAGCAGAGAGATAAGTGCGTCGCGGAGGAGGCGTGGGTTTTCCTCTATCTGGTCGTGGAGGAAGGGCGCTAAGGCTTCCATGTCATTGATTGGCTGGCTCATTCTGTGTCTCCGAAGTGTCAAAGTGTCAAAGTGCGTGTGCTTTTGCGGATTGAATCTCTGCGCGAGAGGTCTTCCCGAATCAACTGTGAGACATACTCCCGCCAGGCACCGAACGGGACTTTCCCGGTCAGGCTGCTGAAAAGTTCAAGGTCTACACGGTCGACAATGTCCTGGTCGAGACAGAGTGTCTTCTCAACGGACTTGGTGGTTTTGGCTGGTCTGCCCATTCTGTGGTCTCCTTGGCGCCTTGCGCCGGTTGGTTGGTTGGCGCCTTGCGCAATGCGCCTTGCGCAATGCGCCTTGC